AGTATTACCATAACCGCCAGCTAAAGTAGAATATGCGCCACTTGCCACATTTGAAGCGGCTGCTCTTGAAGTAGACCAATCAACAGCATTAGCACCCCTAGCATTACCACCTGCTGTAGTAGAGTCTGTTTGTTGTGCTTGTAGGGCGCCTGTGCCTTTTGGTTGTAAGACTAATGGGATGTTGGTGTCTGTTCCAGCGGAAAGTAATTTAGCACCAAAGCCAGTAAGTGAGCCAGTTGTTTGTACATAATTAACTGCGGATGCTGTGTTAGTTACTTGAAACTGTGTAGCTGTCTGTCCAATGTTAACTGTGGGCGCTTGAATGGTAGTTGTTCCAAGTGAACCCGATACCGCAGAACCAATAGCAATATTAGTAGTAGAGCCTGATACACCAGCCGTACCAATGTTTAATGTTTTTGTTGAGCCTGATGCAGTTGCCCCAGCACCAAATGTTGATGTTTGCGACCCTGTTCCTATAGCAATTGTTGATGCACCGCTTGAACTTACAGAACTACTCGTACTTATTGCGCCATTAGAAGTAATACTATTTTGTACTGTTAAATTGTTATCTATATAAGCATTAGACTGTACTGCTAAATTACCTTGTACCCTAGCGTTGTCAGTCGTATTAAATACATCGGTTACTGCACTTATTGAGTTAGTTTCGGTATTGTATTGAAATACTGTGTCGCTAGATTGACCAACTATATAAACACGATTAGCGGCAGTAGAATCAACAAACAAACCAGTTGGAGTGATTTCTTGAAAGCCAATATAAAAGTTATTTACAAAAGTTGCTGTACTGACATTCCACGCAGTTCCAAGAGCATATTCGGAAATATCGTCACCAGTTTGACCAAGAATCCACATGGTTAAACCATCGGCACTTAGGTTTACTTGGTTTGGTGTTATTTCTTGTGATGCAACGCTAAATGAAATACTTGCGTAAGATGCCGTAGATACATCCCAAGGTGTTGCTAAATTATATTGAAATACTGTGTCTGAAGTTGTGCCAATAACATACATTACTGTGCCATCAGGTTTAAACCAAAGACCAGTTGGCAATGTTTCTTGCGAAGTTACGCTAAACGATTTAGATGCGTAAGATGCCGTAGATATATTAAAAGCGGTTGATAGTGTGTATTGAAAAACAGTATCGTTGGTTTGTCCCATGATATACATGGACAACCCGTCAGGTTTAAAGAATATATCGTTAGGCGCAGAATCTTGCGATGCAGTAGAAAACACCCTGACATAAGTTGCGGTTGATACATCCCATGCAGTTGATAGTGTGTATTGGTTTACATCATCACCACTAGAACCATTAACATACATATTTAATCCATCAGGACTAATGAATAATCCGTTAGGGGCAGTTTCTTCACCAGCAATAGATTTACTTAAACCTGAGTAATTCCAGCCAGTAATGCCTGTGTTTGGGGCTATTTCTGCATCTGTTCCGCTAGTGTCTATTGCTAAAGTGGGAACGGTAACAATATTGCTTGCATCTTCATATACCGACTTACTTGCGGGGTAGTCGCAAAATACAAAACTACCTGGGGTAACAGTGATCTTAGTTGTACCACCTAGGGAAGAGGATAAAACGGTGTCTCGGCTTAATGTAGTCCCAGAAGACGTATAGGTACCAATACCAACTTCCCAGTCAGTTCCGTTAGTAATGGTGTAATAGGTCGTATTACCGTTGCCAATAACGGCAAAAGTTTGATAGCCAGATACCGCACCGCTTAATGTAAGAGTGCCAGTACCTGATGTAGATGTCGTTTCCCAGACACGGTCTGCAACCACAAGAGCCATTTAAAGCTCCTAGGCAATACGAATAATTGCGTTGCTTGCGTCTGCTGTTGGGAAAATAATCGTAAACGTACCTGCTGTGGAAGTCTTAGCACCACCAAAGTCTAATACGCAAACGGTTGGGTTTGTGAGACCTAAACCTGATGTTGGGGTGGTGTTATAAATCAATGCGCCATATGCAGTAATGGTTGCGGACGTAAACGATAAATCAGCAAAGTCGGTAAACGCAGTCGTTCCAGAAGTAGTTGGGGTTACGTTGGTTAAAGTACCACCGCCAGCAGAATACGTACCAGAGTTTGGAACCTCGTTAGTAAGTGTATAAGCAGTGGTAGCAGCCGTAAAGGACGCTGAATTATCGTATAGCGCTAGTTTAAAAATATCGCCAGTCGATGCCGTAAAGTCGTGAGCAGCTTGCAAAATTTGTTGCTTAAAGCTGGTACACATAAAATTACCTGTAAATGCCATGATTTACTCCTCTAAAAGTTTAATTAGTTCAGGATGACCAGCTTCCCGTAGCTTATGAGCTAGTGTTACACGATCAAATTTTACCGCTTCATTCATGTAAAAGACTAGGATTTCCCGAATATGATTTCTAAAAGCAATTGCCTGCTCCCGAACCAAAGGATGAGACTGATCCCCTACCTGAATAATTCTATCTAATGCCCGTTCAGCAACTTCTTCGGGGGTAAAGCCACCAAAGTCTTTAGTTGCTACTTGAATTCCGCTAGACTCGCCTAGCCCTTGTACGCTAATCATCTGACTGGATACCTCACTTGTCCACTTCTGTAAGAGTCTTGACGTTCTTTAGCGTCACCTAATTGTTTCAGATCTGCCATGGCTGCGTCATATCTTGTTTTATACAAAGTAACCGCATCAGCGTCTGACTTCATAAAGTTGGCAGCTTCTATAAGAGCGCCATATAACAATACCGAATCAAAGTTATCTCCAAGCCAGGAAGTCCCTGCGGTAACAATAGACGCTGGGTAGTAGAAATAATGAAGTTCTACAGCGTAATTGGCGTCTGGAGTAGGTCCTAATATAAAGGTGTTATCGTCAAAAATAGCGTAATACTGAGGCTCTCCATAAAAAGCCGCATCCGTATCTGGGTAGGATTCACGGATAAAGTTAACATCTTTGTTAAGTAGGTAGTGGTACTCATTCGCCGCATTAATCACCGCAAGACTAAAGGTAGCCAGCCAATCAGACGGGGTTGCTAGATACTTATTACCGCTGCTTGTAGATCCTGTAACGTTCTTACGGAAAGCAGGCATCTGCACCGTGTTATAGATACGTTGCTCGGCAAGCTGTACAAACCTAGCAATCTGGTCAGCAGACGTAAAAGAGCCTACTGTTGCTGGGAAATCGTTCTCAGCAAATCCTTTAATTGCAGATGTTAACTGCGTGTAATTCATGCCATTGGGCCTCTAGAGGTAAAACCTTTAGTTGCAGCGCCAGATCCACGTTGTTTGATACCCGTAGTCTTTACATCATCACGATTTGGATCGCCCATGCTGACACGGGGAGATGGTTGTCCACCTGGGGTCATCTGTTTAGAAGACAAAGTATTTGGATCAGGTGGACGGCTTACTGCCATCATAGCGTCTTTAGCATTCATAGCCTTACCTTTCATAGTATGTGGCTCGGCATAGACATCGGCATAACCGACTTCTTTGCCACCTTTTTTCATAGAGAACTTAGCCATTATCGACCTCTTCCAGCGGTTTTACGCATTCCTTGATTGGCTACACGGGCTAGATTACGACCCATCTTTTTCATCGCCATAGAGCTAACGCCATGTTTGGCAGTCTTGCCCTTTTGAATTGCGGCGGTTGGTCCGCTATCACCTAAATTTTTACCTTCGGTCTTGCCTTTTTTGGCTATACCATCTGCATCACGCTTATACATTTTCAACTCCTTATGTTGTCGTTACCGTTACACTACCCACTAAACAGCTTGGGGCAAGATCATTGGGAGTTAGCCCATCATCCCTTGCACCACCAACAGGGTTCCAGCCCCATTGGAAAATTCTACTACCGCCCTCTGGATAACCAACACCTTCTTCTGTATTGTCGTTGGTTCCATTAATCTGCAAACCACTTGTTCCAGATACCCTATAGCTTACATCAGGGCGTGGTTCCCGTACAGCCTGTGGATCATCAACTGGGTACATACCTAACGACAACTGCGGTTGATCTGGATCCCAACAACTAGGGCAAACCTTGATGTTCTTTATTTGCTGCTTTACAACTAACTTCCGTAGCTCTTTTAACTTATACCGCTGACCACATCGGTCACATTCGGCAATCGCAAATTTGCCACTACTAAATTTATTAGGCATAGAAGGTGGTCCTAGGAACGAACCTAGAAGCGGCTTTCTCTCTGTCCTCCGTAGAAGCCATGAGCCACTGCTCCTCGTATTCTTGCTTTAAAAATTGTATTCTTGGTTGTCCTTCTGGTATCTTTTGAGCAATATAGAAAGCCAATCCAGCCACCATACAAGGTAATAGGCGGAAAGGAATATCAGGCTCTACAGTACCGTTAGATCCAGCGTCTTGAATCCTACGCAATCTCCAATAAACAAAGGTATACGGACCACCGCCAGCGTCAGGCGTGGGCCAAACATTGATGGATGGAATGTTTTGTATTGTTAAAAGATTGTTAACACCAGCCGTATGACTTGCAGCAGTTGTGCCGTTTTGACCACGATAGCAGTTTGTTAAGACATTCCCTACAACGTTTGCGTAGCTAATAGTCTCGTTATCTATTTTGACAAATCCTCCAATAGGAAGGGAGCTGGCGTCACTAACCGTAATAGACGTATCAGTCGAATTAATAGACTGTGCCAAATACACTGCGGTCGAATTAGACTGTCCTGACTGGCGGTTAAACCAGACTTGAATAGGGCGTCCATTTGCCAATTTATTAGGAATAGTAGAGTAGGTAGACTCTGAAATACGGTCAATATTAATGTCTATTTGATTGCTTGTAACGCCATTATTCTGACGTACTACATGATCCATTAAGTCAATTGTATTGATTGGAATAGGATAAATAGCCTGCCCAGTAACCATTGCAATCTGACCTTGCTCAATAGTCCATAGATTAATTCCACGGTTAGCCCATTCAATCGTAAGCAGGTTCATTGATCTACGGGCAGTCCGCATCTCATAGCCAGTACGAAGTTCAGCACCAGCCCTCTCAAACGCCTCTTCAATGAGGTTATTGAGGTCTAGGTTAAAAGCGGTTGTTCCTGAAGTACTCATATTTTCCTATATGGTTTTACTTTTGCTTTTACTTTTTTTGGCTGGGGGACGAACTGCTTTCCCTGTGCTTTTCCTTGCCGTTTTGCTCGTGTTGTTGCGGCGTACTCCTGTGGGCTTAGGGCTTCTATTGCCTTTTTTGGCAGGTATCTTTCCCCCGTCTCGGACGACTTCTTCCCTGACTTGGTTGTCCACTTCTGGTCTCCCCAAGCCTTTAAAGAACGCTGTGACTTTGCCAATCCACTCATTTATAGCCACCGCCAGCCGCCTTATATTTTTTAGCTAGGAGCTGTGCTTTCCTAGCAGACCATTGACCCGCTGCCGTACCATGCGTGGCAGACGCTTTAATCTTGTTAAATAAAGCCTTGCGCATACTAGGTTTCGTATAGTTACCAGCTTTGTTAACCGTACCACCCTCTTTGTATTCAGTAAAATCCGTATCATCTCTACGAGCCTTACGCTTAGGTTTACCCATTTTAGAGGGCATAATAGCGCCCATTCCTCTACTTGGTCTCATACCATACGTCCTTTGGTTTTACCTTTAATACAGCAACCATCAGCCCGCTTAGAAGCAGTGGAAACGTTTCCACCCTTTTTGTAAGTTGGCTTCTTAATCTTGCCACTCATCATCTTCTCAATATCACCTAAAGCTGGTCCAGCACCGCCACCACCGCTAGGAATAGGGCTAGTCCCTAAATTCCTTTTGTATTCGTTCCTTTGTTCATTTAACACTTTGCCTTCGTTAACATACTTCTCTAACCTCTCAGCAAACTGTTTTTTGATCTCAGGATCGTCATTCTTCATACCCCGTTGCATCCTTTCAATAAAGGACTTCCCCTCCCCTACTTTTTGGGATGGATCAACGGGATCTACAGGCTTAGTCATTACGCTCTGGTCTTTCCACGGATAGCACAGCCATCAGCACGTTTAGAGGCACTAGAAACTTTACCGCCCTTTTTGTATTCATAAGGTGTTTCTGGTTTCATACCCAAACCTTGTTTATACATACGACCGTAGTTTCTTAATCCTTTTGCAGCGTCACTTCCAGTAATCCCAGAAATAACATTAGCAGCTACATCTTTTACTCTTTTAAGGGCTTGATTTTCTGTTCTGCTATCAATTCCCTCGCCAGGTAAAGCTACTCTTGGTTTTGCGGACATTGCTTCTAAAATACGATCTTTAGCGCTTCTACGAGCAAGACCAGCAGCAGCGGCGCCAGCAAGACCTTCGTCTGTCATGCCGCCTTCTTCAAATTTACGCATTCTCTTTTTCACAGTTCCGCCTTTCTTAAAGCCTAGAGCTTTCTTAGCCCTACGGAGTGGAGCCATAATCATTTCCCGATCTTGTAGATTCTCTTCACGAGCAATCTCGTCTGTCAACTCTTGAGGGAGTTTATCCCGTGGAGTCTTAGATTTCTTCTCGATCTCAATTTCTACTTTACGAACATCAGCTTGATTAGCCATGATTAGCAGGCTCCGCCTTTATTCATTTTGACCATAGTGCCTTTGGATTTGCCTTTTACAGCACAGCCATCAGCCTTAGACAACTGACCAACCTTACCGCCAGCAGCCATTTTGTGCATACGCTTTTCATGGGCTTTTACTTCTTTCTTGGCTACGGTTTTGCACTCAGCCATACCGCCTTTTTTCATGCCTTTGGCTTCAGCCATTTCATGCTTCATCATGGCTTTAGGAGCGCCTTTTTTCTTCATGAACTCAATTTCTTTCTTGACCATCATCTTAGATTCTTTCACATCGCCACCTTTCTTCATGTAGCCCATTTTGTTGCGCACTTCTGTGGGCAGTTTGGATAATCCTGGATTGCTATCAGAATCAACTTCTTTTAAGCCACCCTCTCTAAATTTACGTCCTTTATCTGCTTTCATAAACTCTTCTCCGATAGATGATTTAACGCCTACTTTTTTAGCAAACTTAGGGTTATTAGCCACAGCAGCCATAAAATTGTGTTGCTTTTTACTTACGGAAGGCATTCTTAACTCCGTTTACCAAGCTCGTCAATCTTAGCCTCAAGGCGATTAATGCCAGCGTCAAAGCGTTCCATAATTTTTTCCATATCTCTATGGACTTCTGCACGAGTGATGTGTTCACGAGCGACCTCCTCTCTAGTTTTATTCAACAAGATACCTAAGCGGTTAATCTCAGCAAACTTCTCTTTAAGTGTGAACCCCATGATCCCTACTAAAGCAGTTAAGATTGCGTTCCATACCATCATTTCCATCAGACTATCCGTCCTCTAGTTTTACCTTTAACGCAGCATCCATCAGCACGTTTAGAAGCGGAAGATACTTTACCGCCTGATTTCATTTTAGTTGGTCTAATTCCACGAGTTGTTTCTCGTTGAACTTCACTATCTGCCTCATCTCTAGCTGATTTTACGCCCTCTAGTTTTTCTTCAAGAGTTTTTTTCTTATTTAAAACATTTCTGTAATAAGATTTTTCTCCAGCATAAGACCCAATATTTGTTTTTGCCTTATCAATTTCATCTGAAACTGATTCTTTAAAATCTGGAAAAGAAAGTTTTTTGTCCATAGTTACACCATTTTCCCTTTAGTCTTGCCACGGATTTCACATCCACCGCCACGAACTGAACCACCTTCTTTGCAGTTCCAAGCCCGCAGGGACTTGTTGATTCTGCTATTAGGATCGTTGGCAGTTTTAGCGGAAGTTAATTTCTTTTTCATCCCACTCATGCGGGCGCAGAAAGATTTCTTTCTTGATCCGCCTTCTGGTTGTGGACGTTTTAATCCAGGCTTACCAGGATTGGCTGCATTGTAGGAAGCACGACCTTTAGCGTTTAGACCGCCTTCTGGGTTCTTTCCTTCTTTGCGCTGCCATGCTGGAGTCTTAGCCATTATGCAACGTCCTTTTTAGAGTCAATAGGTCTAATAAGAGGATAGAGATACTCTTCACCAAAAGATCCTGCAAACTCTTCCATCCCTAAATGACCTAGCTTAATGGTTGGGTCAATCCATACCTCGTAACCATGAGCCGTAGCACGATCACAGAAAAGATAGTCTTCGCCTACATAGCCTTCTGGGGTGGATTTAAAGTCAAAGAATGAATAGCAGAACTTATCTGGATGTCCGTCTACTACTCGGTCATCGTGATATTTCCACTCAGGGTGATTGTCTCTAAGGGTCTCAAATACGTCTTTACGGATCAACATAAAGGCAGTAGCGATGCGTTTAGCTTTAACTAAACCATATGAGTTCATATAGATCCCGCCATCAGCGTCTTGCTCTAAAGTTGAAATATAGACGCTACCTTTTTTACGAGCTACTGGAACGCCACCTACGATACCTTTTTTAGGGTCAATATTCCACGCCATCAAACGGAAAATATCTTGCGGATTAAACGTAATGTCCGAATCAATAAACATTAAGTCCGTGCAGTCTGAGGCTAAGAAGTCTTTAGCAATCAGGTTTCTGACACGAGAAACAACGGAGCATCCAGAGATATTGCAAATCTGAATATCAACACCGTGTTTAGGTGCTTCTACAGCAAACTGAGCCATTGCAATAGCTAGTTTTACAGATACTTTAAAGTCGTAAGCAGGAAGACCAAGCATGATCTTCCTACCAGCTAAATTAAAAGAACCTTGTGCTTGCACTGTTTCTGACATTTTTTATCCGTAGTAAATTTGTACTGAATCCATATTGGATATTTCTGCGTACACCGATGTATTTGCCCGAAGTCCTTCGCCTGGAATGATGGGCGCATTACTAAAAGTATCATTAGCAGTAGATTCATAGGTAAGAATCCACCGACCAACAGCATATACAGCCGCAGTACTTGTAATGGTGCGTGAGTTAATGTCTGTTAGCGTAAAGGTGTCTGCGCCCGTTCTAGTGATGGTGTATGTGCCGTCAGTAGCTGAAACGCCTGTATTTGCTAAAAAATGAATACCAATAACTGTACCCGTAGTAAGTCCATGAGCAACTTTCGTTACTGTTACGGTATTGCCGCTTTGAGCGTAAGTAACACTTGCTGATACAGGAACACTAGAGGCATCAAATAAAGTGACATATCCAGCATTGGTTGTTCCAGTAAAAGAGATGCCTTTAACTCGTGTACCATAATTTACAAGATACCCGCTAGAATTTAAATGCGCTGATTTTACGTCATATTGCATACTCATAATTAATCTCCAAAAAGTTAAAGAGGGCTAGGGAAAACCCTAACCCACCAGATTAATTATTAAACGTGGTTTGGAACTGACCGCCATCAGAGTTACGGACTGCGTAAGTAACGATGATTGTTGCTGCTCCAGTCGTTAAACTTGTACCAGCTAATGTGTAGGTAATAGTGGCATCAGTAGAACCAACATTTAACCAGCCACCTGGGGTGGTTGCATTGGCGCCCAAAGCTATGCTTCCAACGCTAGTAACGGTTCCAGTAGTAGTGAAATCAGTACCGCCAATACTTAGTTTTGCAGTAGTTGCTGCACTAAATACGGTGGTGGTTACAACCTTAATATCAACAATCTGTGATCCAGCGGGAACAGTAACTAGATTACCAGTCAAAGTGCCAAAAACTAC